ATAAAGAATTTTAGTCGAGCCATTAATTGCTCTTCTGTATAGATATGAGTGGTTTGATTATTTTCCACAGTTTGCTCCTTGCGTGTTAGTCGCTCCGATAGTTGGAGTAGTAGTTGTTTTAGTCGGTTCATCTTTTGGGGGTCCTAGTCTTGGGTCACGTTGCCCTTTAAAAATGTGCTCTGGACATGTGCGAGTTACATCACATGCTGGCATTTTACACATTGGTTTGTCCCAGTTGTCTGGGTTTTGGCAAGGGTATCGAAAACTTTCTCCACCATTGCTAAAATATGCTAACACAAGGGGTGCTAATAATATTAAAAACACCCACTTGAGTAATTTTTTATCTTCCATTACTCGCTCCTTAATATACTACTATTTAAGTGTTTCCCATAATTTTTGTTGCCCGTTGTACCAAGTGATCCAATCGTCAACTTTGTCCTTGCACTGGTAGTATTCTTTATAATTATCAGCCACTGTTTCTATCAGTGTGCTAATTTTATTATTTGCAGGATCTACAGTTTTTAAATCAGGACAAGCTACTAATAATTCCTTAGGAACATCTGGCCATTTTGGGACAACTGGCGCTGTTGCCAAACAACCCGTTAATAAAACCGTTGGAAGTAGCAATACTAATCTTTTCATTTTGTTTTCTCCGGATTAGTTGCCGCTTTATTGTGCAGTTCGTTTACCTTAGTATCCACTTCACATTTGGCATTGATAACTTTTTCAACTTCTTTGATTTCAGTTTTTACAGTATTATAGTACTCTACTTTAACCTTTTGTTTTTTCTTACGCTCTTCTTCAAGTTGAGTGTTAAGTAACTGACTTTGTTGTTCAACAACTGCAACCTTAGCTTCAGCTTCTTTAACTCGTTCACGCCACATCATTTCTGTACTGTATCCGCCTTTGAAATAAATGCCTGCTACCAGTAATACTACGCTGATAATTTGTATTATTAGATGGTACGGTGCTAGGGCAGGGAATTTATTTAGAATTTTGTGTAACACAAAAAAACTTAAAAAGAAACTCACTGCACCTGCAACCAATATGCCGTTGATAATATACATCAACAAGCTATCAGGCAAGAATGTCAATAGCCACATATTAGTGTCCTAGCACATGAACAGCGTGATTAAAATGCTTAATACGATCTTCTAAACCAATTGTTCCACCGTTAATTCGTTTGGTCAATGTTAGAATATCACCCTTGTCTGCCCACTGATTTAAGTTGTTTGTTTCCCAGAACCAGCAAGCACTTTGTACAGCACCTTCAAAAGTTCCTAGATACTCTGGAACTTCTTCAACAGGCATTTCTAAACTGGCTGCAAACCATGAATAGTTTTCTTTACCAGTCAATTGAATTAGCCCACGACCACAGTAACGATAGCCGTCACCTGTTTCTGGACCACCGTTGCCCATACGATTAGCATAAACTAAATTAGCAATTGCTTCTTGCTTGTTAGGCATTGCGGCATATTTTGCGGCTATTTCGTCTGTAGGAAAATACTTAGGGAAAATTTTACGCAGTGTTGCTGCCTTATAATTTAAATTTTCTTTTAATGCTTTAAAGCCACCTGACTCGTGAGCGCACTGTGCAATAAATGCCGCTACTCGTTGTGGAGTGTTAATTTCATATTCAGGCAAAATAGCAGATAGTGCTTCGTACCAATGAGTTAGGTATGGATTACCTGGGATCATTTCCCCTAATTGCTGTTTTGTAAAATTAAACGTAAAACTCATTTTTTATCCTTTAAATAAGTTTGATCAATAGTGCTTGATCATTTTTTCTTATCATGAAATTCTCACCTAATTTGACAATTTCATAATCCCCAAAAACTTTATTTAGGAAGACTGTTTCGGCCTGTGCTTGCTCGTCTAATTGAAGACTGCCTTCATTTCTTCCCATAATTGACTTGTAGTGATCCAAGTCCTTAACTTCAAACGACATGGTTACCCCAAATGGTTTGATAATTTTGACAGTGTTTTCTAAAATTTCTACATCATCATACATTGTTTGATCTAAAAAATCTTTCACAACGTTGACTTTATTTTCTTGTAAAAATTTATCATAACTATCTGGATCTAATGGAATGTCTTCAGTAACATTTTGTACATTGTATTCCTTACCCTTCCAGTTCTTATGATATCTATAACGCCATTCTGTAATACCAGTAAGACGTTGTATTCCAGAAATAATTTCTTGTATATGTTCAGGTAATCTTTTATTGCGCTCTAACTCTACGAATACACTATACTTGCCATCACTTTCTTCACCACTACTGATGTCAGCATCTAAAACATAACCATAGCCGCGCTCAATAAATTCCATTAAGTCAAGTGCAGGTAATCTGTCTTTTACTCTAAAACTTAAAACTGCAACGTCTCTATCTTCACCCATCTTACTTTTGTAAGTGTCGATCATAAAAGTATCAGATACTAAATGTTCAAGATCACTTGATCGTAATCCTTCGTTTAAAATATTAGACATTGCCAGCGGCCTCCGCATTTTGTTGCACATCAGCATCAGCTACAGCATCAGCAGACGTTCCAGTAATTCTCATATCATCAGCCATCTTGTCATTTTCTTTTTTAACATAGCCTTGATAAATGTCTTGCATTAATTTTTTAGGCATGGAAATTGAAACTAGCCAAACTGGCTGTTCATCAATTTTTCCTTTCTTACTTCCTGGACGATAGTCGTCTGGACTTCTAACTTGTCTTGGCACTAGTAGTTTATCTTTTTTGTATCGTACTTTGCAATCATAATCTAATAGTCGCTTGCCACCATCTGGATTTGGCATTTTGTCTAGTGGCCACATAAATGTACACTCAACAGTATAGCGGTTTACGTTTGGACCAGATGCAAGCTCTCCATCTTCCCAGTTTTCGTAAACATACAAATCTAGCTCATCTAAGACTCTCTCAAAGTCTTTAAGTATGCCTAGGGTATTGTTTGTACCGTATATTTCTTTAGTATTTTTAATGATTTTTATAATGTCGAGCATGGTTTCCTGTCCTCGATAATATTTAGCAAGAAATTTGGGTATATGAGCTAGGTTTTTATTAATGGTCTTAAATATTGTTGCAGGTCGCCTAACAAGGAGGTGTTCATTGTCAAGAGCGAAACAGCGAGAACGTAACAGTTCTCACCAAAATAATCTCATTGAGATTAAGCAGTACCAACAAAAAAAGCGTCAAGTTCATATCATTCCTCGTAATTTAAGCCAGGAATCGTATATAGAATTGCTAAAAAATCCACGAAAATATATAACTTTTGCTATCGGGCCTGCGGGCACGGGTAAAACGTTATTGGCTGTGCAGATGGCTATAAAAGCATTGCAAGAGAAGTCTGTCGAAAAGATAGTCGTCACTCGCCCAGCGGTTAGCGTGGATGAAGAGCACGGATTCTTACCGGGCACACTAAATGAAAAAATGGCCCCGTGGACAAGACCTATTTTTGATGTATTTGAGGAGTACTATTCTACACAAGAAATCGCTAAAATGATGGATGATGGTATTTTAGAAATTTCACCACTAGCGTATATGAGGGGGAGGACTTTTAAAAATTCCTGGATAATAGCAGATGAAATGCAAAATGCAACGCCAAGTCAAATGAAAATGTTGTTGACTAGATTAGGGGATAATAGTAAGATGGTGGTTACCGGTGACCTGCAACAAGCCGACCGCCCATCAACTAATGGTCTCTTAGATTTTATTGCAAAATTTGATAAAATTAATCAACACAAAACAGTTGCTCTAGTACGGTTTGATGTTAAAGATATTGAAAGACATGATGCTGTAAAAGAGATTTTAAAAATTTACGGAGACACAGAATAAAAAAGGGGCCTTGTGCCCCTTTTATTCTATTTCCATCCAGGTATGGTCACCCATATATTTTACCTGTGTCTGATATTCGTAATCCTCTGGAGCACTACTAGACCAATCGTTAGGTCCATTCTGGGTTAATAATGTATGTTGCTTCCGCTTGTCCCACACTAACCAATAACAATTACCCATCACTGGTTGAAACTGATATACTGCTCCGTGTACTGCATCAGTAACATCTAATCTACGTTTGATATCATCAGCTTGTTTTTGCAATACCTTAACCAGTTCCATAATACGATCATATTCCTGCTGGGCATACATCCTAGCATGATTGATCATAATATCTTTTTGTTTAGTAACTGGTATTAAATCAAACTTAGGTCCGCCAGATTCAGTGGGATAGGGAGTTACGTTGCGATTAAAAAAGGGAACAACACTGTCCCCTATTTCAGCATCATAACTATTACGTCCTTTGGCCGAGTTTTTTCTAGGCATTACTTTCCTAGTTTTGCCAACTTAATCAAAGTTGCAGATAAATTAATTTCTGGATCAGCAATCAATGTGTGATCAACTAATCCTTGTTTAATTATAATCACTGCTTGATCTTGCAGTTCTTCTTCTTTACTAAACACATCTAAGTTGTCATACATCCATCTGTATACACTATCAAGATCTTCTGGTCTTGCACTAGCACAAATAGTTTTTCTTGCGTCACTAATTCTGCCAGCCTTAAACAATTCAACCATTTTAACTTTCCAGTCCTGCATTCCAGAATCAGATTTAGATGGAGCCAACAACTTTCCATCTTGACAGTTTTGTTGTACCATGTTGATACATTTACGCAAATCAGGATATGTTGCTTTGACAAATGTGTCTAAGTTATCTAAATCAAAATCAATTCCTTCTTCAACCAAAATAGTTGCCGCACGAGCAGTAAATTCTGTTTGATCAATCTTTTCAAAGTGAAACTGCTGACAACGACTATGAATAGCTGGAATAATTTGATTAGGATGATTACAGGTCAAAATAAATCGACTAGTTCCGGAGTATTCTTCCATAACACCACGCATAGCTGCCTGTGCTTCTGGAGTTAGATAATCAGCCTCGTCAAGTAACACTACTTTAAATGGACCAAACGGCATCATTTGAATAAAGTTAGTAATTCTATCACGAACCTCACCAATTCCTCGTTCACGACTTGCGTTAATTTCTAAGATATCATATTGAGGAATTTCTAGTTCATTAAGCAGTAACTTGGCTAATGTAGTCTTTCCAATTCCAGGACTACCGCTTAACAATAGATGCGGAATACTTCCTTGTTTAATCCATGCTTCAACTTGCTTACGTTGATTTTCATCTCTAAACACGTAACCATCTACGTTCTTAGGCCGATACTTTTCTACCCATAATTGATTCATTCTTTTACCTTTTGTTGTGTGCCTGTTTCAGTTGTTACTGTGTGTAATCTATCAGCAACATTTCGAACATCGTTGCTTAGTTGGCCAATGCCTATTTGTTGTTCTATAGTTCTAGCAATGTCGTGCAGTTGAATTACAAGTTCATTGGCTAACTGTTTATGCATCATCGCCGTTTATGTCCTCTCGATTGGTCATATATTCTTCTAATTTAACTTTATATTGTTCTTCAGTTAGACCATGCCAACCACAACAGTCTCCAGTTGGGCTACGACCGCAACCGCATGTTCCTTGTTTCATTTCTTTTATTGCTGGTGTCATTTTTTATCCTTGTTATTAAACTCTGCAATACGTTTATCAGTTTCTTCTTTGATCTTGGCCCAATACTCGGCGTCAGCTTTCTTTTTATCTTCTTTTGCTTGGTCACGTTCTTCGTTGCCAAAGATACGATTCATGCTTTCTTCAAACTCATTAATTTTTACACTAAAAGGTCGTGGTCTAGAACCCTTACCACCATGCCACTTTCCACTCATACTAATTCCTCAACAATGCCTAACACTTCTGCCATTATAAGACAAACTCCTGCCATTAGCAAGTTGCCTGTAATCAAACAGCCACCCGCTACAATGCGAATAGCACTTTTAGCAAGGCTGACATAAAAATGTCCCTTACTTGGATCTTTTGGCTGTACTTGCATTTAGTTTTTTCCCTTCATTAACATTGTATTTAGGTAGATTTACTTGTTGAGTACTTTGATCAACTGGTTCAGTCATATCATACATCATCTGATTTTTAATTGAGACTGTTTGAAAATACAGTCCAAATATGGCTCTAATTGGCCAAGATACTAGCACTAGTGTAAATGCTAACAAGATTCCTACACCTAAACAAATGTGGATGTAAGTATTAAAGATTAGTTCAAGTAGCATACGCCAAAAGCCGTATACGCTAATATCACTTAATTTGTCTTCTAAATTTTTCTCATCAAATTTTCGAATGTGCTCAGTTACATTCTTACGAAGTTGAGCATGATGAGCATGGAGTATGTCCAAAATTCCACGATAAATGTGCGCTAACATAACGACCTTTCATATTAAAAATATACAGTATAATTTTAAATGATTTTATACGCTATGTCAACACACATTTTTATCAAAGGTCGCCGTCTTTTCGGTTTTCAGAATAATACGCATCAAAAGACCCACCTGGATAGCGTGATTCCAGTTTACGAACGTTTTCGGCAATAACTTCGTTTGGGTCAAGATTCAATGCTCGACATGCATTGACCCAGTACCAAATAATATCACCAAGTTCACGCTTCATGTGGAAACGATTTTCTTCGTTGAATGGCTTACCTTGAAACAACATCTTTTTGACTATTTCTTGGAATTCCCCACCTTCGCTACCTAAACCAGTACTTGCTGTGTTTAGCAAAGCCACGTTAATGTTTTCTTGCGTTTGTAATTCACGCATACGAGCAATCAATGCGTCTGTATCGTTACTTGCTTCGCTAGTAACTGCTTGGACAAAGTCCTTATATTTGTTTAGATCAATATTCATATTATGTTTGGAAATTCATTGCACCGACTTTGACTCGGTAATCATCTGTTTCAGGCTCTTCATTACTTACTAGCAAGACACCATCTACGTCTATCATATGTAGAGTTATTTCAGTGCCATCTTCTTCATATTTTATACCACGTGTCCAACGACCATGTTGCATCAACAGCCATTGCCCTACTTTGATGTCTTTTTGTTCGTTCCCTACAAATTTGACTTGGCACCATCTTGGATGTAGACCACTGCTTTTGCCATCATCAGATGTTAATACTATGCCAGTTTTAGTTTTACCTTCACCAAAATTCATATTGGTGACCATTACCTTGTCATGTAGCGGGAGCAATTTGCCTTTGACAGTCATTTACTTCTCCTGTGGTTTAATTTTCTTATTTTTGGCTAATATTTTTTGTGCTTCTTCAGGAGTGATTTCTGGCTCAGGACCAAAATCTTCAGTAAATTCCTCAATTTGCGCATTTTCTTTAACAGTTCTTTCTTGAACAATGTCATCTCTTGTTCTAACAATGGTACCATTTGGTGCAATTTGATCGCCACGTGCATTGACTTTCATGTTTCCTATGGCTGGTACTAATTCGTTCGCTAAACGTAATGCATCAAAATCAATTGTTTTTCCCTGCATAGTTTTATAAATTTTGCGTTCACTCATAATAGTGTCTCCTTATTTTAAGTTTATTTTAGAAATTCATTAATGTCTAAATTATATTTAATGCTGTCAACCTTATGAACTCCTATCAAATATAATATGTAACTTGCTACACTAGAACCCCTGCCAACACCCCAAACGACATTATTTTTTCTAAGGGTGTCAACCAAATACTTCATGAAATGCAGTAAGTCAATCATTCCATGCTTAATATATAGCTCTAGTTCTAACTCAACCCGCTGTCTTTGTTCTTCAGTGTTACATTGATTAATTAATGTTTCTATCAAATTTGGGCAATGATCTTTAGGCATAAACCAATCAGCTTGATTTTGTTTATCGAATTCAATTACATCAAGAGTGATTTCATTTGCAGTCTGTATGCTTACATTTATGCCACAACGACTTGCTGACTCGTTAAAAAGATTAACAAGATCGAGACTTTCAAAATTTATTTTGGAAATATCTAAATTAGGATCTTGGAGCATCAAGTCTAAAACTTCTTGCTCATTCCTAAAAACTTGTCCATATTGATTACTGTGCATTACAGTATTATATATGAATTTACAAAAATGTCAACCAATATTAATCAAACCATCAAATTCATCGCCTAGATCTGATTTGTGGTTTTGTCGTTTGTGTTCTCTTGCTGATTGTTCGCTTTTGTAATCTTCTAATAACATCAATACTTGCGTTGATGCTGAAGGGCTAACCTGTAGTACTACAAAGTACTTTTTGGTTAGCTCTTTTATTTTATCTTCTAACTCACTGTCAGTTAGATTTTCAAGATTTACTTGTAATGGATGCATTAAGCCTGCTGTTTAAACATATCAACAAGTGATACATAAGTGTTTACTCCACCATCAGGTGTAGCAACTTTAAATAGATAAGTTTGTAATCTATTTGAGTTATCTAATCTAGTGCAGTCCACATACGCATTATTTCCAAAGCCTTCGCCTAAATGCATATTTTTAACTGGAGTCCCTAAGCTATTATTAATAACACCTGTTTGGAATCTAATTTGTTTGGTTCCACTTGCAGAAACTACCTCAAGAAACATTTCAGAATAACAACCAACGGGCCAGTTATCAATTTGAAAAATGTTTGTATTGTTACCTAAGCTGTATCTTCTATATTGAGATTCACTGAAGGTAATAACACTGGTTGCGGCAGCAGATGTTAATGCTGTGTTACTTACGATTCCATAATTTTTTAAAATCACATTACTTAGGGTATTGTTACCCATATCGTTATTCTGTGTTTTATCAACAGCATTATTATTTAGATAAGTGATTTCACTTTGTGCTGTACCTAATGCAGTTTTGACTCTAGCAAAGTTATCTCTAAAACCTTGTGAATCATTATCCTGCCCTGCGGCTGGAAAGTTTTCGTTAATTGTTGTGTAAACAATGGCGCTTGAGCTCATATAATTTCCCTGTTAATAAACTTTATATATTTATCCCCGGTTTCACCTAGAGGATTTTGAATTACTATTCTATCAATTTTGAAATTTAGCAGTTTAAAATCAAACTTGCTTCTTTCAATTAATCGCAATATTTTTGCACTTTCACCAGGTTTGACATAGCAAATTGGTATGGCTTTAACATAACCCACTGGGTTTCCTGTGCCATCTTGGCTAGTATTCATCCATAGCGGACGGTATTTAACGTCAAATCCTATACTATTTCTTGCAAGTAAGAAATCGTCAACTAGTGAAACTCGTTCTGCAACCAGACCCCAATCATCAAGTTCAGAACTTGCTCCTATAATTCCTCCCCAATCTTCATAGTTTGGAGTTACTAATACACTGTCAGATGTTTCAAGCATGACCTTTTTTAATGCGTCTTGCATGAGTGTAATACTACTTGGATATATTGTGTCTAAGCCTGTATCAGTAGCAACTACACTAGAATCATCAACTCTAATTTTACTATAATCAACGGTAAGAGGATCATAATCAAATGCTAATTTAATTTTATCAGAAACACTTACATTATTAATCTCATACGGATCGTTAATTTCTACATATATAACTTCGTATTCTAACTTGTCTTCGTTTTTAGCAATAGCAACTTTTATATCACCAAAATACAAAGGTCTGTCATAATAATTTCTTTGAACAGCACTGACATAATTGTCAGACTTTGTATTTTCAATACCTCCAAGAAGTAACATCTTAGGAACACGTTGAATACCAAAATTTGGATCTTCTGATCTATACAAACTATCAGATAAGAAAATATTAGTATCTGTAATAAAATTAAAATATCTATCTCTACTTTCTTTTCCTAAAAACGGTTGTAGATATATGTTAGTTAATGATGTTACAGTACTGCTTTCATAAGCAATAGTAAAATCTTTTTCTAAAGAGCTAACATTTTGCGTGTCTCTAGCTCTAATTCTAAATCTTAAAAGTTGATCTATCGAAGTGCCGTCGTCATTTATACCGTGGATACTGAACTTTGCAACACCATAGCTGTTAACGTCAATTGTGGTAGCAACACGTTTAGTATACGCAAAACTATTCCAATTAGACAATTCTTGATACCAATTACCAGTAGATCTATATTGGTTTACACAAATATATAAAGAATTATTAAATGTGACAACATCGTTAGCCACGTACAAAACGTTGCTACTGTAGTAGCCTTTAAAGGTGTTGCCAGTAGTTGGAGTAATTTTACCAATGATATCTCCACCAAGACCAATTGAAATATCTGTAGGAAGATTATCTAAACTCTTTAAATTGACTGTAATTTTTTTGTCTAGCCCGTCATACAACGCATTGTATTTGAACCAAACATCGTATTGTAAATTTGTAACAGGTGCAGTAGCAATTGCTGGTTTAAAGAACACGTTTGGATCAAATGCAGTCTTTGTTTCGATAGGCAATCTTTCTATAATTTTCCAAACACCATTAATTTTTCTAAGTACTTTATAGGTGCCAGCATCGTTAAATATTTTATAGTTCCCATTGACCCCTTCGCTGTTATTTGGCATAGTTGTAACAACAGACATACTAACTGATACCCAACGACCTTGCAATCCAAAATATCTAAATTCTAAAACTCCAAAGCTACTTTCAGCAAGATCTAACCAGTATGAATTTGACGTAGGATTTGTTGGCTTTGTAACGGGAATATTTACAAGATCCCATGTAAGTGTTCCAGTATTATATTTCTTAATACCAAATTGAATTTTTGTATAATCTAAAATTACAGCATGAGCATCTTGATTAGAGTTGATTTGTTTTGTTAAATTAGTATAAGCATCATATTCTGTAAAATATGAGTTGATAATTTGACGATCCCATTCTTTTGTATCAATGTTATATTTTTTTAATGCTAGGAATAGTCCGTCTTTTTTGATATTAGTATATACTAATTCAATTTTATCAGTTTCATTAAATGGAGGAATAAAAATATAATAGCCATTAGACTTTTCTTGTGCAGCCTGCCCAACAACTCCTGTGCTGTGTCTAAGTCCACTATTGTAGTATGATCCATCAATATTTTTAAATCCTACCGTAAAGTTATCTAAGTCTACATTAATTTTGTAGCTTTGTCCTTTTTCTAAAATTACTACTGGATTTATACCATAATTTTCAATTAGAATATTTCCGCGATATTCTGTTAGATTCAACTCAATATAGTTTACTCCTGAAGTTTTACCATATCCAGGTATAAGGTCATATATTACAGATGCTGAAGGTAACGTAGATTCAGCTTCAATTTTTAACAAACTTTGTTCGTTTGGTTTTAATGTTCCAACAAGTGTTGGAGTAACGAAATTAATGTCCCCTTGTATATTTCCTTCTACTGTTAACTGAAATTGTTTAAAAGAATTTGCTACTTCAACATCATCTAAAATTCTTTGTATTTGAACAGTGAAGGTATAAGTTTTTGTCACACTTGGTTGGTATGGAATGAATCCATTGATTTCCCCACCAACAGGGTCCAATTTTAAATAGTTTTCTTCAGGATTTACTTTACCACCACTTGTGTAGGCATTAAAGAATGTGCCCACAATTGGGTTTACTAACACCACGTCAGAATATAAAGCAATTTGAATTTCACTAATTACTTTGATATAATACACATCATCGTTAAGCTCAGTAGTACCGCCAACATTTGAAATTCTAACTCGATCGCTATCTTTAAAAGTATGTCGTTGTGATAGTGTTAATAGCACTGGAGATTCTAAATCAACATGTACTATATTATGCGTGATTTGATTTCTCTCATTATTTCTTGGACCAAACTCACTAGGAGTACCGTCAAAATTAAAATCTAATAGACCAAAATATAATTTTCCTACAGTAGGTGTTGGATCAAATACTTCTAAATCATATATGTAGTTGTTGTTGCCTTTTACAATTGGAAGTGTGTTTGGGGTAATCCAAATTGGTGGTTGAATATATGTTCTACTAGTATCAAAGTCAACAGTATCTGAAAAGATAAATGTAGTATCGACACGTAAAGAATTTTCACTCTTTACAAAAATGGTATAAATTTTAGTGTCAGTTAATTCACCATTAGCAACTGTCAAAGAAAACTTATAAGTTTTAGATATAATTCTAGATCCTGCTGTTGGAGCACCAAAACTTATTGCAGGAGCTGTTTGGTATCCACTACCAGGATTTGCAATATCAATATCAACAACAGTTCCGTTAGTGACTCTTGCAATAAGAGCACCGTCTAATCCTAATTGTAACTCACATGTAGCACTTGCTCCACTACCTGTATTTTGATCTTTGAATATAATTGTTGGGGCAACTTCATATCCTGTTCCAGGATTTGTTATAACGATGTTAGTAACAGATCCGTTTGATATTTCAGCATATCCTGTTGCAGTAATTCCGCCAATGGTTAAACTATTACTAAAAACAACTGTTGGTGCAACGGTATAACCATTTCCACCATCAGTGATAACAATAGAGCTAAAATCTACACTACCACCTACAATAATTTTTGGATCTAGCAAATATCCATTGCCGCCATAGGTAACTGATGCAGATTGTATTTTCCCATTAGCAACAGTTGTTATACCTCTAGCTGGCTCAATTGGAGTTCCATAGTCATAGGGATTAATGTCATAAAAATCTCTATCATATGTTCCTTGAACAACTTTGAAATCTAATTCCAAATCATCATCAATTGTCCCGTATAGAAGACCTTCTTCTGATAATTTGAGTCCAGGAGGTAATTCTCCTTTATTTTCTTCTAAATAAAATTTTAATTTTTGTCCAGGTGGAACACTATTAGCTACAGCATCAAATTGAAAATTAACTATTGATTTGTTTAAAACAAAGTTTTCTTTATTCAACCCAATAGATATTGCACCAGGAGGAGTTAGTAGTATTGGCTGAGCATTACTAATAATTGTAATGTTGAAAGTTCTATCCTGTATATAAGTCTTACCATCAACATCTACAATACTTGCTCTAACAACAAAGTCGTAGGTTTTTGTAATCCCACTATCAAGTGGAACCCCAGTAATTGTTTTGGTTACTGAATCAAGTTTTAAGCCATTAGGCAATGTTTTGGAAATAATTTTTACTTCGTTGGCATTGGCCACTTCCAACACAATTGGAGTGATAGGTTGGCTTTGTTCAAAACTTCCTAAACTTCCTGAAGATGTAATCCAAATAGGTTTTACGGTCATATTTTACGCCACATGAGCAATTCGCCACCAACTGTTGTTCAAAAACAAGAACGTTGTTGAACCGTTAGGATCAGAAGCGGCAATGTTTACAGTTCTAGTGGCTCCATTAATGTTACCACTTAATATCAAATATCTAGGTCTTGTGTCTAGCGCATTACCGTACGTGCCACGACTAGCCATAATAATTGTCTTAATTTGTCCAGGTGTACCGTTAGCTATGGAAGCATAGGCTAGTCCTGCTGAATCATCAACCCAGTTGGCAGTTCTAATAAACGTAGTAGCAGTAACTAATGTAACACTTTGTTCTAATGTATTAGGTGGAAACTCCATTGTGTCAGAACCATTAAGGAATAGTCTACTGTTTACTAGTTTTAAATCACTACCACTTACTACAACAGAACCACCTAAATCTCCAGGGACTAGATTTAAATCACTACCATTAACAGTTTGTGTAACAGCATTGCCATCTATTTTAACATTACCACCTTTTATAAACCCGCCTGAGCTTGTTACGTTTCCAGTAACTGGTAAGTTTCCACTAACACTGACTCCAGAAATTGTATTTTTTAAATTTATTTGAACACCAGTACCGGTGGTCGATGTAGAAATATTTGAACTACCTGCAACTGTAAAAATTGCACTTCGCTGTACATTTAACGTGCCACCAGTATCTCCAGATACAGGTAATTCTTGAAAAGTTTCTTCAAATAAACCTTGGATTTCATCGTCAACATATTTTTTACTTGCCGCATCACTGTCTGCTGTTGGAGCCGCAATTGAAAGATTTGTTATTTTCTTACCGCTTAAATCAACACTTGTTCCAGGTTGCAAAATAATATTAGTGCCAGCACTAGATGAAATAGTTTGATTACCTGTTCCAGTCAGTGTTATAAACCCAGCAATAACACTGCCTGTTGTGGTAATATTTGCAGATGATGTTATACTAGAATTAGTAGAAATTGGACTTGTTACAGTTATTTCAGTATCAGCACTATTTTTTGTTAGTGTGCTAACATAAGCAGTGCCAAGGAAAACTTGCCCACTACCATTTCTTCTTACCAGTGTGTTATTGACATTTGATACTGAATCATTAAGTGCAAACAGCCCCAATGAACTTGTATACGATAATGCACTGCCAGGGCTCACACTGAATACAGATCTAACTTTTTCATCATTAAACCACTGATTTTGCACTTCACCAGTGATAGTAATATTACTCTCAGCATTGACCACTTGTGCATCAAATGTGACTGTTATAACGACAGTTCTATCATTATTTGGAGTTGGGAATGTTCCACCAGTTAATGAAATATTCGTAATAACTGGATTACTGATCTGTGTTCCCTTAATGTCCATGCCTACTCTAAATTTTCTAGCACCTTGATTAGTTGAAGGTTCTCCAAAATTAACGTCTAGGTTAGATTCTAAGGTGGTAATATTTATAGTTGATACAATGCTGCCACCACTTCCAACTATATTGGCATTTGAGGCTACTTGTCTTAGTTCTTCAATCTGACGAGTGTCAATAGTTACATCTTGTGTACCATCAAAGGTAAACCCATTGATTGTTCTAGCAGTTTGTAAGGCAGTCGCTGTACTAGCATTTCCAATTAAACTACCAGTAACTGTGGCATTAAAACTATTTGTAAATTCTATTCCGTCACTGGTCGACTTAACTCTTAAAAGTTTGCCAGCATGAGTAGCGTAACTGTCTGGAACATCAGTCAAGTTTAGTAAAGTTGTTCCACCACCACCGCCACCACCACCTGGTGTGGCCCAAGTTAGTAAGTTGGTTCCTAATTGTACAGTTAATACTTCTCCAGGAGCACCAATTACTTTTGGAAAACTATATCCAGTGTAGCCAGGTCCAGTTGCAAAACCTTCATCTTGGAAATTTGGATCATATTCTCCATAGAAGTTAATATAATGATTACTTGCTCCGTTTGTAATAATCAAATCAGATGGAGTTATTCCAAAAACTCCAGAAGCTATTTCATCATATTTTGGACTAATTTTACTATCTTCTATATCAAGCCCAGAAATACTAACACGATTGTCACCTCTAGCAATAATAATATCACGTACAAAGTCACCGTCGTCAGATCTAACTCTAGCTACAAATGCACTTATATCGGGATTTGTGTCAGCACCGTTATCATAGTTTAACACTCCCAAATAACCATGTAAAACATATTCTGGTTGTGTTGGCGGATTTAATGGGTCATAAGTTGTTGGATCACTAGGATCAATTTCATTAACAGATTCAAATCGTATACCAGGACCAAGTGGAATTGAATTGCTTCCGTTCTTACTTACAGTTCTTAATCGAATTGGCTCTGAAAAACCATATACCTGTTGAGTCATGGTGAACATGGCAGACTCTGGTCCTTGATCAGCTTCTGGAGCAACGCCAGCAGGTGAATCACCACCGTGGAATCTTCCATTTACAGTAAATGCCATTGTGCCAGTTTGCACTTCTGAACCAGTAACTTCAATTCTACCTTCACCAGTAATACTATTACCATCTAATGCTAGACCGCCAGTAATTAGTGAACCAGTCAAACCGCCACTAAATGTACCAAAATGTGAACCAGTTATTGTTTGTGTATCAGAATCAACTATAACTATTTCAGGATAGTTAGGATCTAATGGATCAACTACTTTTAAGGCAACGTTGCCATAGTGTGTTCCAGTGCTGTTACCAGTAAGGTTGCCAGTAAATGCACCACTTGTTGCTGTAAATCCTGGTGCAGTTATAATATTGTTAGTAACGATAGAAGTTGCAGTAACAGCTTGTAAACTTGTTGATCCTCGAACAGTTAATGAACCGTTAATTGTAGCAGTTGCAGGAAACACTCCAGGAGTTACAATTCTTCCTACAGTTAAATTATCAGAAGTGATATTGCCAACAATACTAATATTACCTAAACCAGTAATATTACTTCCATTTAAATCTAAATTACCGCCTAGTAAAGGCAACGTATCTTGCACTAGTGCAAATTGACCGTCAATGGTCAATATATTAGCATTTAAACTAGTAGTAACGCCACCAGTGCCATTGAATCTAAAAGTAGCTCCTGGGCTTGTAGTAGTAAATTGACCACTGTTATCTTCAGATATTAGTGTAGTAATAGATGCAGGAACACTAAAATTACTAGCAATCGTAATAACATTGCCAGACTGATTTACGGTTATGCCTGAATTAACATCACCAGCAATTGTTCTAAAATTAAGTGTTTCATTAGTTTTACCTGCGTAAACTTGTCCCCCGCCACCACCAAGGTTTGCACCAATATTGGTCTCTCCACCTATGGTTGCAAGTAATTGAAAATTATCATTTACTTTTAAAAATGCAGTTCGCAAATCATCGCCAGTGCCGTCATTTGCGTTAGAACCAATGTTTATGTATTGAATGCTCATTTTTCGTTCCTGTTCATCTTATTTATTTTAGGATATCTTACAATCTTCCAACAACTACTTCAATGACACCTTCAACACCATCAAAGTCCTCTAACGCTTTTCCAATTATTGTTCCAATTTTTGGATCGTGTGTTGGACGAGCATACCCGCCGCCAGCACTAGTCATCAAGTCGCCTTTACTAATTTTACCACGTACTTTACATGGAACACGACCTTGCAGTGCAAGTGCTACGACATTTTCTCCTTGTAATTCAGTATTCATTAAATGCGCTGGGTTTGTTGAAACAACGCCAGCCACTTTTCTAGTTTCGTCTTGCGCAATAGTTACTTCGTATGCACCACCAAACTCAAGTACTGTTCCTGGCTCATATGCAAAGTCTGCTTGATAATTCTCAGCCAAGTCAGCATAGTTAGCACTAGTTGCCTTACCTTCAAATGTTGTAGCCTTTATCACTCCATTAATACGTAATGGAACTGAAGTACTGCTTGCACTATCACTTGCAGGATAGTCAGTTGTTCCTAATCTTAAATTAGTAGCACTTGTGGCTAACCCAGTTAGCGGACCATTAAACTGACTTGCATTAATTTGACCATCACTAGTTCTTCTTACAAGACTATTGTTTACAGTGCCAGTTTCTGCTAAAACGCTAATTGTAACTTCTTGACTTCCATTAAAGGTTACATTGTTTGCTCCTACTCTAAGAGCAAGATCACCACCTACAGGAGTTACTAGTGCGTATTGTAAGGCACCAGAACTTCCAGCAAATGTAGCAGTACCATTAAATATTGCACCACCACCTTGACTTGTTGGAGCAGTTGCGCTTCCAAATGTTGTTCCTCGGAAAACATCACCAAAATGGTTTTTAGCATACACACTTTGGAAACGTAATGCGCTAGTACCAATGTCTAACTTGTCTGTGAGACCTGCACCTACACCAATAATTGGAGTAATGTTTGGATCACCTGCTGGCAATCCGCCAGCATCAGTCATAACAATCTTACCAATCATTGTGCCACCACGTCTTAGTAGAGCACCAAAAGATGCACTACCATTCCAGTTAGTAGCAAGTAATGGACTTAACGGATTGCCGCTGTCAACTTGTCTACCACCCAAAATATCATCACTAATAAGCACTTGAACTGTGGCAGCACTTAGTCCTAGTAATTGTTTTAAGTCCCCAACTGGAACTTCAGTTACTGGTCCAACAGAAGTTTCACTTTCAGTAGAATTATATCTTCCTAGTATTCGATAGTTTGTAATCTGTTGCATTCTATCTAAACGAACACCAGTGTTTTTATTTTCTGACTGACGAAGTTTAATTAATCCACTGTCACTAATAAATTCAGCAGAGTTAACAGCTACTATACCAAAGTCACCAACACCTGCGCCAGCACCTTCAACTACAGCATTTGCTCGATTTAACAATAGCTTAGTCTGTTGTATTGCGGCATTTGGAGCAATGTTACTATCAATAATAGCATTATCTTTAATATTAACAGTGATTGTATTGGCACTTCTTACAAAAGAAATATCGCTAGAAGAATCAACAGCTACGTTGACCATAGCCCCTTTACTTCCAGCTGGTACAGTACCTGTAAAGACCAATAAATCTCCGCTTCCAGGAACATTGGTTATGGTTACATCGGCAATCTCACCAATAAAGTTTTTAGTATTAAAATAATTTAATGTTACTAAATCTGTATTTTGTGTTGGGTCTGCTGAACCAGTGACCTTGTTGCCATTTAAATCAATATTTCTTTGAGTAGCAGTGATACTTGCTGTAGCAGTTGCGCCTGATCCTGCTTGTAGGACAGCAGTAATAATTGCATTTACAGTAGGTGAACCTCCACCGCTCAATGCAATAGTTGGTGCAAGAGTATATCCTACACCAGCATTTGTAATTACAATGCTACTAATAATTTGATTTGAGCCACTTCCCTGCATGACTGCATAACCAGTAGCTCTAATGCCGCCAACTGGAGGAGCACTAAATGTTAGTGTTGGAGCACTGCTATATCCAGTTCCAGAGTTGTTTACGTTGACGTTAGAGACACTACCGCCAATAATAACAATTGGAGCTTCTGTGTATCCATAGCCACCAATATCAACAATAATATTATTAACGCTTCTAGCACCAGTACCAGCAGTTAATACTGCTCTTGCGGCAGCACCAGTACCACTAGTAGAATAAAGTACAACTGCTGGTGGAACAAGATATCCTCCACCGTTGTTTACCATGCTTATGCTAGATACTGTATTTCTTATATTAGTATTAGAAAGAGTGAATCCAGTCCAACCTAATCTTACACCGCCTGTAGCAATTGTTTGATCAACATACGCTCTGTTGGCTGCATCGGTCAATTCAGTTGGAGATTTTAGGCGTTGTATCTTATTGTCATTAAGATCAATTCCACCCCTATTATTTGGAACACCACCAACTGATGTGTTGTCAGTTATCATAGTGAACGCTAATACATCTGTTCTACGACCAGTTGTTTCAATTGCATAAGAACCATCGTAATCAATAGATCCACCAGCAAACACATTGTCAACATACTTTCTATTAACACTGCCGTCATTGTTTGGACTGTTTACTATACGTTCAACACTGTTCAAACCAACATCTAAATCACCAACCATGATACTTTCGCCGTCAAGTCTTAATAGACCACGTTGTGGAGTATCAGTATTGTCAATTGTAAAACGACCGTCAATCAAGTTATTGATGTAGGTCTTCATTGCCTTTTGTGTAGAAACAATGTTGTCACTATTGTCGTCTAACTTAGAATCAGTTGAGAATTGGTTAACGGTTGCACCAGTTAAGAAACTTAAACTTGTAACAGCACTTAAACCAATTTTAGCACTAATACTAACAGATCCGTCACCTTGGTTAACGTTAAAGAAGCTACCTACTCTAAAATTACCATTTTGATCAGTTGACACGTGGAACACACGACCAGTCCCAACCTCTTTAGCAATTGCACTGTCAGATGGCGTATTAACTGGTTGACCATAAACGTTATTAGGATAGTTAGAGTCATCATATCCACCTGCCCCAACGTTTAAGAAATCATGACCAGTTGCACGTACAGTTGAGAATGTGGTAGTGATACCAATTACATCGCCTGCTAAGTGTCTAAGGTCTAGTGGAGTGTTTAGATCAAATAAGAAGTCACTACCAGGACCAGTAATAACAATTTCTGTACCAGCAGGAATTGCTTGTGTTACTGGCGCACTAATTCTAGCTCTGTAGCCAATTGTATTTTGATTTTCATCAAACAATTGAGTCACTGTTCTAATAAATGTATCTTCGGTAACGCCGTTAACTCCTGCTTTAGGAATTCCAGGACCAGTTAATACTGCGCCATATTGTAATGATGTTGCAGTTGGTGGGAAATCAATTGCCTGTAAAGTATCTAACACTTGTGGCTGTACAACAACATGCGGGCCTGTAGTGCCAAATTCAATTATGGCTACAATTTGGTCCATTAGAGCTTGCAATGCTGTGGCAGCACCGGCTTCTGCTACAATGCCACTGTCAATACTTTGTGGGGCATACTCTACACCTAGAGGATCTTGATAACTTCTTCTAATTCCTAAATTTCTAGTTGGAGCAACAGAAGTACCATTTTGTAGAACATTAGTAATAATGTTCATTAATGTTTGAACTCTTACGTCATCAACACCAGCAACTCCAGGAGTACCAGCAGTATTTTGTGTTGCAGTGTTGCCAGCAGTCGCAGTTACAGCAGTTTCTAAAACAATTTGTTGAGCAACTGTAGATGCTCTGTTAATGGCAGCAATGGTTTGGGTTTTTTGATTAGACAACACATACTGTGAGCTTGTTGATCCATCATAGTATGCTAGAGCAGCCGTTCTAGTTGCCACGTTACCACCATACTCTAAATCGTATGCAACAGCATCAATAATCAATCCAACGTCTCTACGACAAGTAGTTTGATTGAACTGTAAAGTAGGATATGTTTGTGCTAAGAATGCAATAACTTCATCTTGTATAAACAGTTTATTTGCCTGTAATTGTGCAACACCGTTTAAATTACTTCCACGATATGGTAGTTGTAATTGAGGTACTGTTGCGCCACTATATTGATTTAAGGCAGTTATTGCCGCAGTGGTCGCAAAATTAATTGCATCAATTGTTTCTACTTTTTGCTGACTTAATACAAGAGCCGCACTTGGATTACCTTGTTGGTAATAACTAATACCAGCGGCACGGCTTCTTACGTTACCGCCGTAAGTTAAGTCATAAAGTACTGCATCGATAATATATCCAACGTCACGATAACAAGTGTTAACATTGTATTGGAAATTAGGATAAATTGTAGCCAAGTAATTAATAACTTCAGACTGTATCCAAGTTTTGTTTGCTAATACTTTCTCTACAGCATTCGTATTAAGACCACTAAGTGGATTTATAGTAGTAGTAACAGCATATCTATCTTGTGTAATACCGCCATCAGAAGTTTTACCTAAAATACGATATATACTTGGATCATAGTTTGAAGATGAGAATCTTAAAGCAGAGCTGTTAATAATAGCAGGTCTGTTTAAAATTTGACTTACACTAATTGTCTTTTGCTGATATAAATTAATCTTACGAGCACGTACTCTATTGTATTCATCAGTAACAGTAGGTATTGGGTTGGTCAATGACGGATCAATGCTTGTAACCCAATACGAATCAACAAACGTAAATGATACTGGGTTTACACTGTTAGCGATGCTTGTTTCTAAATCATAGTTTAAAGTAACGTCCCAAATTCCGTCAACAATAGTCGTTTGACCAGTTGCTTCTTGATTTTGCATATTGACTGTTAGCGGAACATCTAAGGTAACAGCCCATCTATTTGATACAGCATCATATACTGGAGTATCAGTAATTGTATATCTAGTATAATTTAACTGTAGACCCATGTTGGTGTCTAAATGCTGGAAACTCCAGCCTATTTTAGGAACCCAACTTAATTCTAAAGTTCTGTTAGTAACAGTTTGACTTATTGACACAGTCGCTGTTGTAGGACTGGTCACTGCTATAATGTATGTGTTGTCAGCTACAGTGGCTCCTGTGACTAATTGTCCAACATTATTTTGATCTAAATTAGTAGCAGTAAGTGTTGTGCCATTAATAGCACCTGTAGTTATATCTGTAGTGGTGTAGATATAAATGGTTTGTGCACCAATTTTATTATCATTGTCACCAGTAGGTGCTGGTCTTGGAGATGGTTTAAATGTAACTACTTTTTCAGTAACATCAGTTACAGTGTAGGTCAACACTCCGCCAGGAATAGTTGTTTTCATTCCAACAACAGCTGGACGCTGTAGTCGTTGAAGTTTTAATACATTTTGTCCAGCTTGGTTTTCGCCTGGAATGCCATCAAATCTAGCTCTACCTGTAATATTAGATGGACTAGGATCTCCCTTAATTGAAAACACAACATCTTGTGCTCCAATTACTAGATTAGATATAGCACGAGCTGGTAAGTCAGCAAAATTATAAGTTCCTAAATCATTTATATAATTAGTGCTTTCACTTCCATCTAATGTAAACGTGTGACTGTTAACAGAAGTAATAGTATAAACTCTTCCATCAACATCAGTTGCTCTTGGGGTAGTACTTGGAGGAATTGCAGGCAATTGCAATCCTCTCACACTGGTCATTTGTACACTCTCTCCAGTTGAGAAAGGATGAGGATAATATGTTGTTACAACTAGCGGCCCAGTTGTTAGTGTACCACCACTCAATCTTGCTCGAGCAATATTTTTAATAATGATTTCGTGTTTGGTTAATTTGAATGTAGAGTTTCTTATAGGCTTACTTGCCAAACCTCCCATTACCAAACTTACGGCACCTTGGTTGCCATCTGCACTAGGATCATCAATGTAAACCTGCATGATGTTACCAATGTCAGTTTTAATTCTACCAATCTGAATAGCTTCGTTAGGATCGCTACCTTCAGATTGTAAACCAATAATACCATAGCAACTTGATCCTGTTACCGAACGAATTTGTCCACCTGATCTAGACAAATAGCTGGCACGGCAATAGTATGTAAATTGACTAACTGCTTCTGCAACACCGTTATTTTCACACACAAGACCATAACCTAAATCGTTAATCATGGTAAAGTCGTTAGACAACATTGATCGGTTACCAGCAGTTTCAATTAAAATTTGAGAACCGTTTGGAATAAAACCTGCAGGCAAATAAGTATCATCAACTTCAATTGGAGTTGTAGTACTTAAAGTTAATGTAGCAGTACCGTTGGAATCTGGAGTTGTGGAATCGATAATGACATATTTTTTCTTAGCCAAGAAAAATGTATTTGGAGTTTCAGGAGTACGTACTAATCCAGTAACAGTCATTTTAAGTCCACTAGAACCTTGTGTTCCAGTAAACGGATCAGTATAACTAGTGTCTAATACATAACATACTTGGTTACCAGACATACCGTCAACCAACTGACCACCACCACCTTCTCCAGCAAATACAGCGCCAACTTGAGCATAAGGAGAACGTGTTTTAATTTGTCTCTTAGGATCAAAGGCCATAGCAAAGCCCTTAAATCCTATAACTGTTATATTACGCAACTGGAATGCATCAGCAACAAGCATGGCATCACAGTGTTCGTGGTCTAACAAGAATTCTATAGTTGTTGAATCTGGAATACCAGTTGCCAATGGTTTTGGATCACCGTTGTCATCAACGATGTCCATGATATATGTTCCAGGAGCAATATTTAAATCTGGATTTGGTTCTTTGTAAACAATGTTAACTTCACGTCCAACTCGATATACGTTTGGTATACCACCAAGAGTACCCACAATAAATCGCATACCACTCTTTGGTCTATAAGGACTATTTTTAATTTCTAATTTTGTACTACCAACCACGTTAGTGGTTCCAACTGATCTTGACAATTGATTGTAGTAGTGTGAGTTATACCAAAAGGTAGCACTTTGACTTCTATCACCACGAACAAATTTAGTAAGCTGATTATCAGGATTAACTGGTCCTGGCTTTGGTTTAATTAAAGTACGTCTAAATTCATCGCCCTTAATAGCACAGTTTGGTGGAACAAACATAGGAGCTTCTTCAAAGTAAACTCCTGATTCAACCATAATAGTAATTTCAGGTTTTGGTACAAAGAATCCTCTAAAGCCAAAGTCAACCTTAGAAATTTCACTGTAAGGACCGTCCTTTTTATTAGCCAACGAAATACTAATAGTGCCGCCAGGTGCAACTTCTGGATTTGGCCATGTTACCAGTGATTTTAAATTTAATTCAAAATTGTTAACATCTAACGCATTAACTCTGTGAATACCGTTTAAATTTCTTGTGTCTAAAGATCCTAAGATAGCTCCGCTAACTAAAACGTAGTCTCCATCTTTGAATCCGTGATTTTGTAAGCTAACACGCACACGAGTTCTTGGACTTGTAATTGGCGTTGTAAATGGAGGAGCCCAACGTGAAATTTGTTGTGGAGTAACTTGATATGGAATATTTTGTAATTCAACAGCATCTATAATTCGTGTTGCATAACGACACGCGGCATTTACTGATTTAAATGCTTTACTCCAACTACGTCCAATTTCTTCCTCAGGATATCCATAAATGGGATTTGGACGATTGTTGTCAAAATCCCACATGTCGTCATTACCTTTTGTACTGACAAATATGTTACCTGCGGCAGAATACGTTTTGGAATCAACATACCCTCTTGTGGCTGCTCTATAATCTTCTTGTACGAACAGTGTGCCATCTGGCTTCCTATCAATTTCAACATACTGTCCAGGGTGATCATTTAAAATCAATGGACCTGTCATCACACCCATGCCTTTGTTTACAAAGCCAGTTGCTGGATCTAATGTCTCAGTACCTTGTAATGACAGCTTGGTATCTACATAATCTTTTCGAGTTGCATGAGCAGGGTGTGTTGCTTGAAACTTTAACTGAACATCAGTTTTTGGTGTAACGCCATCTGAACCAAAAACATTAATAATTTTTGTACCAGCATTAATATTGCCGTTATCTGGAGTTGGACTGATCTTGAAATTTTGACGCATGACACTGCCAGCGGCTAGGTCAAATGTACCTAACTTGTCAATGTTATCTCTGTTTAAGAAATTTTGGTATACCCATTTTCTAGTAACAGCATCTTGGTCATTTTCTGGATCACCAATGAAACTTAGTTTGAACCCACTTCCATCTAGTACGTTTGACAGTGTTGGTGTTGGGTCTTGTCTAATTTGAACGTTGGCAATACTAAAGATTATCTTAGACGGATCACTGACGGTGTCAATACTAATACCAACAGCCGCTTCTAAATCTCTACTAACAATAGTTTTTCCTAAGCTGTCTAAGCCTAAAACTGTGTTAGGTCTAAGTGGTTTGATAACGTCAACTAAGTTATCAAATGTTAGTCCGGCCTCTAGACCTTGACTAGCGTAAAGTTCTTGGAAATTTGCATTAACTTTGGAAAACGCATCACGTATGCTGTCACCTGTTCCATCGTTACCTGTTAAACCAATATTAACGTCTTTTCTTGCCATTATTAACTCCAAATTTGGGTGATATACCAACTGTCCACTTTATTTACCTTATAGTTTTATAAACTTAATGTAAATAATGGCATGTTCATAAGATCTTTTAAAGAAATTTCCAAGTATGTTCGAAGCAGTAAACTGGGAAAAGAACACCAGTATACTAGAACAAAAACAATCAATGTGTTTCGCTGTGACAATTGCGACAAGGATTTTACAAGAGATCATGCTAAAATAGATCCCAAAAGACTCAGCAACAAATATTTCCACGTATGTGGTGATTGTGACGTCAAAAAATTTGCCCAACGAATGGGCATTACTAAAAGAAAAATATGGGATATGCCAGTTAGCAGTACTTTGCCAATTGGAAAGATTTAAACTCTAAAACTTTCCCCGCAACCACAACGATCACGTTCGTTAGGATTGGTAAAATCAAAGCCTTCATTAAGACCTTTCTTAACCCATTCCACTTGTACACCATCAAGGTATGCTAAACTTTTTGGATCTACAAACACATGAACTCCGTAACTAACAAAGCTCATATCATCAGTGGTAGGAGTATCTACAAATTCTATCATATAGGCCATGCCACTACAACCTGTAGTTTTGACCCCTAATCTAATCCCTAGTCCTTTACCACGCTTTTCTAGAGTTGCTTTTACCCTATTGGCAGCTTGTTCAGATAGTGTTATCATGTTTAGCTTTATAATCTGCTACTGCGGCTTTGATAGCATCTTCTGCTAATATTGAACAGTGAATCTTAACGGGCGGTAACGCAAGTTCAGTAGCGATATCTGAGTTCTTAATGGCTTGTGCCTCATCCAAGTTCTTGCCCTTGAGCCACTCGGTGACAAGACTAGAACTAGCAATAGCACTACCACACCCATAAGTTTTAAACTTTGCATCTTCAATAATACCTTGTTCATTAACTTTAATTTGCAATTTCATAACGTCACCACAAGCAGGAGCTCCAACCATACCAGTTCCAACATCATTATCATTTTTATCAAATGAACCTACGTTTCTAGGGTTTTCATAATGATCAATTACTTGTGAAGAATAAGCCATATTTTATGTCCTTTTAGAACTATATTTATCGTAGAATTTTATAAGTCCTTGCCTTAATTGTTCAACGTCTTCTTTAGTATTATAGCAGGCCCAACTTAATCTAAGTATACCATTTGGGAACTTTTCTTCTACAATAGGTCTTGCATTCAAATGTCCATATTTTAATACAATACCTTCATTAGACAAAAATTCACCCACATACGCAGGATGGTGTCCATGTAGATTAAATCCAATTAATCCTCCCTTATAATAACCAGGATGAAATATTTCTACAAAGTCTAATTCATTTAACATCATTTGAAAATTTGCATTCATAAGTTTATCGTAGGTATGAAAACTTTCTAAATCATATGATGTAAACCAATCAATTGCTGAACCTAACATAACTACACTTGCAATATTAGGTTTACCAATTTCTAATTTCCATGGTAATAATGTGCTATTACTGTCGCCTAATATAGTAGGCTCTAACTTGTCTAAATATTTTTGCTTGCCATATAATATACCAACACCAGTTGGACCATAAAATTTATGACCAGTAAATGTTAGAAAATCAATATTAAACTCTTGCACATCTATCAATTCTCTACCAATGCTCAAACTTGCATCTAGTAGAGTTATTCCGTCATACTCTTTAACCTTGTCAAAAATACTCTTAACAGGCTGTACATATCCAATGCTGTTGGATATGTGACTCATGCTGAACAATATTTTACCATCACAACTGTCTAGCAAGTCTTCAAGATGACCAAGATCCATGCTGCCGTCTTTGATAACATTTACAGTTTCAAATCTAAAACCGTATTCAATTGACATGTATTGCCAAATGAGTAAATTGGCATGATGCTCACTTTCAGGAACAATTACACAATCATTTGAATGCCATTTATGACAAATACTTTTGGCAATCATATTAATGCTATGATTGTTGCCTTGAGTAAAAACTACTTCATTATCTTTTTTAGAATTAATTAGTAGTTTTACTTTTTGTCTAACATTTTCATACTCTTTCCTTGCATCAATTTTATTACAAATATCAAGGTAGGAATTTTTTACTTGATTAGGAATTAAAGTTTGTGATGCACTGTTTAAGTATGTTTTGTCTGGTAAAGTAAAATCGCTTTTAACTTTGGAAAAAATCTTTGAGTTCATCTCTAATGTCTTGATATTCAACAAGGTCCAACACACTATCTTGATGCAACGTTTTTAATAGAGTTTCAGCACTACTTCTATCAATTCCCCTGCTTTCTAAATACCATATGTTATTTTCGTCAACAGTGTTGACTTCACAGTTATGATATGCTCTCACTTGTCCACAATCAATTATCATTTGCGGAGTACTAAATGCTTGGGCAGTTTCATCACATGTAATACTAGTGTTAGTTACACTGGCAACACTGTCTATCATGTCTTCTTCAATTTTGACAATGCCTTGAAAAACAGTTCGACTATTTTTTCCAGCAATACTGTTTACAAATGTGTTGCTCTCTGCACAAGGACCTGCATGGTAAACTTTGCTTATGATTTCACTACTGCCACCAACTTCGTTTTCTGCAAGACCAAAAATGTTAATAACAGAATTCTCATAAAGTTCACATTCAAAAATATGCTTATTAAGTTTTCCGTCCTTAACAAAAATTCCAATATTAATAATTGAATCTGGCTCAGCAGTTACATTGTAAATAAAAACCTGTTGAGTATTTTTAGATCCGTCACATAAAATAAACAAATCTAATCTACTACTATCTTTTCCAAGAACTTGCAAATTTTTACACAGCAAATCTGACTCAGTTGGGTTCATACGTAGAACCATTAAGTCATCAGTATTTTCTTTTATCATTAAGCAATTTGCATCAATGACCTTAAATTTTTTACCAAAGTACTGAGTGGGACTGTTTGACCAATCTGGGTCTTGTGAATCAACTTTAAGAAAACTCTCGATAGCCATTTGAAATGATCCTTTTAATTAGTTTCTTATCACCTGACTCTACGATTCTTCCATCTATGATAACATGCACATGGGTGGGCTCGATTGCTTCAAGGATCGTTGGTTGATGTGTGATAATGATAGCTGCCTTTCCTTTTTGTGATAGGAAAGTTTTTAAACTTTTAAATACTTCGGTTAGTGTGTCTAAGTCTAAACCACTGTCAATATCGTCTAAAATTGTAAGAGATGGATTGAGCATGTGTAACTGTACAATTTCATTTTTCTTTTTTTCGCCTGCACTTGCTCCTACGTTATAATCTCGATTGGACCATTCGCTTCCTAGATCAAATTGTTTTATTAAACTTTTGTAATCATTAATAATGTCAGTTGATGATCTTTTGTCATTACGAGCATTTAAAATTTGTCTGGTTAAATTTAAATTTGTGATCCCATTAATTTCAGGAGGTTCTTGAAAGGTTGTAAAAATTCCTAACTTACTTCTTTCATTTGGATTTAAACTGTTCAAAGATTTTCTTTTAAAGTTTATTTTTCCTTTAACAACACTGAGGTCTGTTTTACCAGCTATTGTACTTGCCAAGGAACTTTTTCCAGATCCTGTTGGTCCTAGAATAGCGTGAATTTCGCCTTCGTTGATTTCTAAATTGATATCTTCCAAAATTGGAATAACGTCGTAATTGACGGAGAGATTTGTAATTTTTAACATAACTAATTGAACCTTATTGTTATTGTAGTTCGTGGCCCACATTCATTATTGTAGCACCAATATCTCATTAAGTCAACTGTATTATAACTGCATATTTTGTTTCAATGCTTTCACAATTTTATTTATCGAACAATCTGTAGGCATAATTAAAATACAAGGAGATTAAATTATGATTAAATTTCTAAAATCATTATTTGGTTCAGAGAAGCCAGTAACAGCAGAAGTTCCTTATAAAGTTGAAACACCCGCACCTGTTGCAGAACAAGCAACTCAGGCTGTGGTTGAATCAATTGTCCCAGCTAAAAAAGCGCCAGCAACTAAAAAGGCTCCCGCTAAAGCTAAGGCACCTGCAAAACCTAAGGCAGCTCCAAAACCAAAAGCCCCAGCAAAAGCACCAGCTGTAAAGAAAGTTGGTACTAAACCTAGGGCGCCTAAGAAGACTTCGTAACTATCAGTTATAATCTTCTTGGCAACAAAAAACCCGCCTAGTGCGGGTTTTTGTGTGATTGCTTAATCACGTGATCATGTATTGGAATAATCAAAAAGAGCTTTGCTGGCTAAATTTTTAGCCTTGCTCTCGCACATGATATCAAATTGATCATTAAAACTCAATGCCCAATCATTAACTTCCTTATTCCAATAGAAGTTACTGTGTGCCCTAAGTTTTTGTTTTTTGTATCCGGACTCTAAAAGAGCTTCGTGATTGGGTTTAGTTAGAGTGCAGTGATCAACAAGCACATCTTCCCTGCTAATACTATAGTGCATAGTAGGGCGAAGACCACGCCAACTGTCAAGTACTTGCTGTACTTTTGGGTCATTTGGCATGATGTATTCACCTTCTTTAATCCAGTGATGATGTATATCAAGTACGATAGGAAGAAGATCACCAAGAGACAAGCAAGTAGATAACCCATGGCTCATTTCCTCGTTTTCAATTGTGATGCAATTTCTTGCTTCAGGGGAAAGTTTTTTGTAGGCAGCTCGAATACCTTCGGGACCGGCTCTACCCGAGATGTGGACATTAATTTTAAAGTCTTGAAATTGTTTACCGTAGCCCATGTACCTGACCATATCTGCATGATATTCAAACTCCTCTATACTTCTCCGAACAATGTCCGGATTATCACTAGCAAGAACAGTAAACTGACCAGGATGCATAGAAACACGGGTATTGCTTGCACGAGCACTATCACCAATAAGGATGAAATTGCGTTCAAGATACTCAACAACGTCAGGTTTACTCCAAAAATAACTCCAATCAGATTGGGTATAAGCAGGAAGAATGTCGCTACTAAGGCGAACCATGCGGAGTCTTTCATGTTGTTTGCCTACCCTTTCAACAAGTAATCGTGTTGCTTCTAAGTTTTGGACCATTAGGTCCCATAGTTTTTGTTCAGCAACTTCTTTTGTTTGTTTATTTAACCAAGTAATGGTGGTAGCGCCAGTGTTATATTGCTTACAATCGTCGGTTGGCTTGATACCATCTACTTGATCAGGGCGATCAATCCACTTACATGCGAAACCTATACGTTTAATCATAATAACCAATAAAAAAGGACATAGTGTTATAATAACATCTATGCCCTTGAATGTCAACTGGATTAATCACCAATGCCTGATAGTATTAGCAATAATGAAGCAACAGGTTACAACATGAATGATTACCCAAAATGTTTTGAGAAACAACGCTGTTCTTGCTTCTCGTAGTGTGAGTATAGGAACATCTGGACGATCTTCGTCGGTCTGTCCCATTAAGTGCCCAGTTGCCCGGGCCCATATTTTTTCAAAAGAATTCATTAATGATTTCTCTTCCCGTCAAATACACAAACGAAATAAAGATTTTCTTCTTCTGTGTTATGTACTCTATGGAATACTCCATCTTTGATTAGTATAACGTCCCCTGGACAAACTGGTATCTTTTCGTTGTCTAATTCCATTATACCGCTCCCGTTGACAAAATAATAAACTTCTTCTTGTCCAGGATGTTTGTGACCGCGAGTGCTTTGTTTAGGTTTTAAGTCTGTTGAACTTAAAATTAAGTTTTTAAGAAAGGTGTTGTCTTTAAGGACATAAGTTTCGTTATCCTTAACTACGACACCGCCAATGTCGCAGATACTATGTTTCATGAAAGTTTATCCTTCATAAACAGCACTGTTACCGGCGTGTTCAAAAACTTCTACTGAACGCAATTTAACACCTGCGCCAACTGGATAACGAGCACCGAACAACTTTAATGTTTTGCCAGACTGGTCTTTTAGTTCCCAACCTTCGCCCTTTTGGAAAGTTTCCAAAATGTCTTGCATAGTTTTGTAAGCCAATTCAGCAAATTTTTCACAGCCTACAGCTTCTACGATACGAATGTCGCAAACTCCGCCCACATCATTAAGACCAAGTGCCGCAAGTGTTTTAAATTTTTCTAAATGTGGATCATCAACACCAAGCACCAAAGTATGATCAAACATGTATTCGCTCCACTCTTTGAATGCTTTTAGTCCACCAAAATCCATAACCCAGTTACGATCATCTAGTGTCTCGGATTCAAAAATTAATTTAATACCAATTGAATATCCGTGTAGTAATGAGCAGTGACTATGTGTGCTACGCCACTGTCTGAAACAGCATGAAAGTCCACGATCATTGCCGTATGTTTTTGTTGAAAGATATTTTGCCATTGTTGTTTTCCTTTATGAACAATGACATGCAGAATTTATATTGCGGGATGAATGCCTAAGGCCGCATGTATTAATTATACATTATTATTTAGGATTGTCAATCTTTTTGTTTATTTCTATCTCAAAATCTCTCAAAGTTGTTACGCTCTGTTGAACTTCTTTTATATTGTCTTTTATATCTTCAACAGAGAGACTGACTTCTTGAAAAAATTTAATAAACTCTAAAATGGTCCTAAGTACCCATGCCCACCAAATTAATGATACTGTAACGAAAACTATCCAACTGGAATAGAAAATGAATGGTACTTCGGTGTTGAAAATTTCAAATAATGAAAAAGATCCAATAAGAAATAGTATTGGACTTACTCGTCCAAACCAAAGCCAATAAGTAGTTTGTTTTTTAATTTTGTCTGTTTTAATATGCCTATTCATGAATGTCCCCAAATGATGCCCATTTGCCAGGCGAACCTGACACTATACATACCCAGCCTAAAGGTGAATTAACTGAAGGAGATTCGTTCCAAACGATGTCCCCTCTTTTGTAGTTACCTTTTTCTGGAGGAGAATTATATACCATGAAAAGTTTATTACCAAATCTTATACTACCCTTAACATCTAAATCTGCTTCAGGATGTTTTACATTGATGCCTACTTTGCCATAAAGACGAATTTCAGTATCTGTTTTATACTCATGTCCAACACTGACTATACCTTTTGGATCTAACGTTACTAATGTTTGATCACCAGCAGTTAAATCAAATGGTCTATTATTATAAGTACCAATCTTAGCACGACCATTATCAACATCTATGTTCATAATAACGTCTTGCATAATATCACCTATAGTAATGGTACCTACAGGTTGTTCAACGTTAATTGATATTCTTTGTTGATCACTGCTAAAAGTTACAAAGTCAGCCAAACTTACGTCACCGCTCACTGTTAAATGGTGCAATGTTCCAATCTCTCTAAGACTACTTTTTCGTATAGTTGATCCTAAAGTATTTTTTGTTAGTACGTCAACATTGTCAATTTTAAAACTTTTATCAGCGTGTAGATCAATGTGTTCGCTACTAAAAAATTTATCAGTCTTTAATACAAACAGTTTGGTGTAGTCTGTGCCCTTCCAAATAAGACCACTACCATTTGGGTTTCTCGCAGTGTCTACTGGTTGAAATTCCAAATACATCTTATCATAGGTTCTTTCAGATGTCAATTCCAAAACGTGTAAACGGTCAGCAGTTATTTGACCAGATACTTGTAAGTTACCTTCAACTAAGATATTTCCTGATAATTGTTTGGTAGTGATGTTGTCAACAATTATTTCATTGTCTTTGACAACAAGAGAAATTTTTGTTGCTTCATCTTTAATACCAGTAGAAGCAAACGTAGAAATGGAACCACCCGAAATTAAATCTCCGGATAGTTCCCCTTTACGTATGTCCAGTTGGTCTGGACGTATGTTTTTGATTAGCTGATTGCTGTTAAACGCTGGACCTGCCATATTTTCCTCTAGTACGCATATTTATTTGCGTACCAGATAGGTCAAGGACGTTTTGCAATCACTTGATCAGCAAGACCATTGGCAACAGCTTCAGCGGCACTCAAGAAAGTATCAAACTTCATAGTTTCAAATAGCTCTTCGTATGTTTTGCCCACTGTATTATGACGTACATACAATTCTGTTAGACGTTTGTTGATACGTTGTGCTTCTTCAAAACTACGTTTAGCATCTTCAAATTGCAAGTCTTGTACGTGAATACTACCACTTGTACCGCGTGTACCTGAGCTCACACGGTGAATCATTGTGCGTGATTCTGGAAGTACTACTCGTTTGCCAGGAGCACCCGCTTGTGCTAGGAAACTGCCCATACTACAGGCTTGACCCATGACATACGTACATACATCTGGTTTGATGAACTGCATAGTGTCATAAATTGCAAGACCGGCACTCACGCTACCGCCTGGACTATTGATGTACAAGTGAATATCCAAATCACTATTCTCACTTTCTAAGAATAGTAGTTGTGCAATAATTACATTTGCCATGTAATCTTCTACTTCGCCGTTCAAAAATATAACACGGTCTTTGAGTAATCGACTATAAATGTCATAGGCTCGTTCACCTTGATTACTTTTTTCAACTACCATTGGGACTAAACTCATTTTATTTCCTTTTTATTTTCTGCATCAACCACACGTTGGCGCAATTCTGTTGTACTAAAACTATGTCGTCTTTCATTAAAATGGTAATCCATATCTAAATGATCACCAGTAAAAGATTTGTCTTTGTATTCCTCACCTATTATTCTAACATCAATAGGAAAAGATTGCAATAGGTCTAGCAATTCCTTTTCACTACTGTATGGAACAATTTGATCTACAAACTTGCAAGCCTTTAATTGGGTCCAACGTTCAAACACACCTTGTACCGGTTTGTTTTTAGTATTGGGTCTATCAATGGTTGGGTCAGTTTGTAAACCTACTATTAAAAAGTCACATTGCTTCTTTGCTTCTTCAAGCATAATTACATGCCCTGCATGAAACAAATCAAACGTGCTACATGTAAATCCAATTTTCATTTATACTTGTCGTCCAGTTCAACGTTTGTCAACCCAGCAATAGTTTGAAACTTGTCCCATGCCATTTTAGCCGCAGGATTAGTTTCTAACTCACTACTAGGCAGAACTGCTTCTAGCCAAATTTCTGGTCGGCGACTTGCATGTGCTCCAAATTTTCTAGGTTGATGTAATTTACCTTGATCCCAAAGTTCAGTACTAATCAACCGAAACATTTCTTCATTATCATATCCAGCCCACTCTGGATTACTATGACTGAAAAAGCCACGTGTGTAAGCGTTTTCTGTGCCTCCACCATAGCCAACCCAAATGCTCTTCCACTGATCATCGTCATGTGGATCAAAATCTGTGCGAGCAATAATAACTAGAACATCGTCAAGGTCAACTTTGCCGTCAACGATATCTCGAACGCAACGACTATAACTCAGACCAATTTTCATTTTACACCTTTAATAAAATTAAGCAGTGCCCTTGCTACTACTCTATCCTTTTCTTTTTCGTCTTCTGGGAGTTGTGCATAGCTCTTACTTGCCAATGCAAAACGTTTTGCTTTCTTTTCGTCTGGGGTTGGTGTGTCTAATTTTAGCATACCCTTATAGTCTGCTATTGCAGTGATATTCCAACCATCATGAATTGCATCTGCAATTACTTCAATGTCTGTCTCCCCAGCATTAATCAATTTAGAAGCAGCCTTGGCACTTTCAATATTAGCAAGCCAGCCAAAGTTTGCACCAGGAGTACTACGTCCATAATGGTATGCATTATCCAATGCCTCATCACTAACTGTTGCCAGTTGTTCAATATTTTCAAACAATTCGTTTGCTTTCATTACTTTACCTTTTAACAAAAATTTATGCAGGTCATCCATGTTTTTTTGAAAAACATCTGGACTGCCTTCAGCCGCACGTTGCATATCCCATTCATTAGGATAGTGGCGTAAACAATACCTAGCTTGATCCTTGACTGCCTTTGGAACCCGAGGGGTAGTCAATATTTGCAATAGAAATCTTTGAGTCTGTACTACAGCCCGATATCTTTCATCTGGCAGTGTCATTTTATTTCATCCGATGTTTCAATAAAGTCTTTAATAATCAAATTCAGTGCTTCAATCCTTCGCATATTACCCGTAACATCTTCTGGATGTAACCAGTAGCCGTCTGGGTTATCTTCTGTCTTAGGATTCTTTTTCCACTGTGCTAATTCTTTTTTCAAATAAGCACGGTAGTCTTTTAGATTGAGGCTAGTAATACGATCCGCAGTTTCCCCATCAATCCACTGATAAGGTTTATGTTTTGCCTTACTCATTTGTACACTTTCAAAATTACAACATCTTCATTGAATCGACCATTAAGTTTAACTTCTGTAGTCTTAACTTCTTTTTCAAACCAAGTTTGGCAACGTTTTTGCGTGTTCATATCTTTAAACGCTTTGAGTTGTTCTGCAGGCTTACGCAAAGTTTTCTGTGTACTCTTATCAGTAAAGTTAGTAACAGTTGTGCCCTTAACAGCAAAACCTGAACTGTTCAAAGCAATGTACTGTCCAAATTTACGAGTCTTAATGTTGTACACAAACATAGATTGTGCGCCAATAATTTGTGCCGGCGGCACTGACACAATTCCAAGGCTGTCATCAGTTTTGCAAAATTTAAGTTTAGCAATCAACTTTTCTGCAGGCACGATCTTCTTAGCACGTGGCTTCTTGTTAAGTTTAGCTTCCGCACCAATTTGTTCACAAGCATCCATAATTGCTTGATAGAACTCAAGCAGTTTGCGCACATTCTTACGTGCCACATGACTATAAGCTTCTTTCAATTGTTCATCAGCATTGCCACTAGCAAGCTCTAACAACTCTGCTTGGCTATTAGTATAAAAGCCTTTAATGATTCGAGCATGAGCTGCCTTAGCACCTTTGCCACGCAACAGATTGGTCACCTTAAATGCTTTTGGATCAAATTGCTCTGGATTACTGATCCAATCGTCAATAGCAACATCCAATTCTTCAGTCATGTTTCCAGCGGATTCACGCAAGCGTTCTTGAATACTTGGCACATACACTTCAACTTTCTTTGATTTTGCTTCAGCAAGTTCTTCTTCAGTTTCGTCTGACGTTCCTTCTTCAATTGCTTTCTTAATAGAAGCTTTCAACCAATCAGCACTATTACGTCCTTCGTTCCAATCAGCACGAACTTCTGGCATGCCACGAAGCAAACAAGCGGCTAGTCCACCCATTGTGCTATTGCAACGGTGGTCCTTTGTGTCTTTAAAGGCTTTGATTGTATCTTTGTCGTAGCCTACTTTGCCCATCCAGTCAATGACTTTGGGCTTGAGATCTTTACCACTAAACTCTAAACGATAGTATGACATAGCATTGCGCCAGTGGCGACCAAATTCCTCAGCAGTCATAGTTTCCACACCTTCCCAAACAGGGCTGTGGTCTTTCTTAGCATTCACACGATGTGCAATAACTTGCTTTTTGGTCACACGAGATTTTTTAACGGGTGCTTTTGTCGCCATTTAGAGCTCCTTAATTAACAATATGTATATATTATACAGTCAGAGTTGTTGGTTGTCAACAACTGATTTTACCGATTATTCGTCTTCGGGCCACTCATTTGGGACCCAACCTAATTTTTGGAAGTCTTCTCGAATCTCTTCAGTCACAGTAGCTTCTGGAACATACTTCATTCGTGCCATGTACGCTTCACCTTCTTGCAAATCGTATGTAGCAACCCCACCCATACCACTACAATACCAATCCATGTAGTCACCTTTTTGTAGCATATTTGCAACAATGCCACCTGCACTACGCCATGAACACGACCAAAATTCATCTTTCAAAATTGGCAACACATCTAATTTTTGCCAACGCATATTACACAATGCGGCATAGATATTTTGGGCATACGAATCGCTAGCTCGTGCCTTAGCCAAAATCCATTCAGTGGTACGCAGGTCGTACTCTAAATCGTTTACTGGACGATTTTCGTACTCGGGCTCATTGGCCCAAGTTTCATACATTTGAATAATTTCAGGGCTTGGTACTTTGCCTTCTTCCTGACATCTTTTAATGTATGCGTTTTTCTGAAAGGTGTGCCGCTCTGGACTTTTGCTAATCATATTATTAAGGGTGGAACTTTTTTTAGAGAATCACATTCTTTTTTAACTTCTTTGGGAACATTGTGATAATATTCTATTAGTTCACAATCATAAACAACTATATTTGAGTGGTCAATAAAATCGTAGAAAAGAACCACATATATAAAACCAATTAGTATAGTGGCTGTTATTGACCGTTCTAAAGAATTCATTAAATCATTTAACTTTCTTTTGAAATTTTTCTTTTCCCTAACTCAAAATCTTCAACATCTTTAACAGCAGACTTCAATGTTTCAGAAAAATTAAGAGCTTGTTGTTTGCTCATGAGTGTGGTAGTTTCTGCTTGAACATATCCTTTGAACCAAACTTCCCATGTAAGTTTTAGTCTAGTAACTAATCCGTTTACTAGATCTTTCCAAAACCAATCAAACTCTTGTAGCCAAGGATTGTCAATATCATATCGTTTTTTAACGCTGTCAGTCCAATAGTCTGTTTTAACTGTAGCATAGGTATTAACACTAACACCCGAGTCGTCTGCTTCTACTTCAACAGTTAATGAATGATCTGGTTGGCCGCAACCGCATACTACTTGATACCATTTTGAATCACCATAGTCATTAGTTTTTAGAATTCCTTCTGCTGGTGTCTGTGCTTTCATTATTGTAAATTTCTCTTATCTGAATTGTCTTCCATCTGAATGAACTTTTCTAACAACTCTAAATCTTCATCATTTATATCATCAAAATCAATTGGGCGAGCTTTTTTCTGTGCTTCACCTGATGCAAACATATCTTTAATTGAATTGACCAATTCATCCAATTCTTCCTGTGTGCCTTCAAAATTGTCAAAGCATCCAGGAGCGAACTCAATTTTCAAATTTTTAAATTCGTCTTCACTAAGCTCTTCAAATTTCTTATTTGTCATTTTTTGCCTTTTGATATTTAAATTCTCTTTTGAGCCACCATTTGTACTTGTCCCAATACTGTTTTATTGTATAAGGATCTTCGGAATATGTCAAGTGTTCTTCACAGTTTTCTAACCATGTTTCACGTACCCAGTTTCGAAATGGTGTAATTTTATCCATCATTGCCTCATCAATTGTACACGGTCCAAGAATCCTTTTCATTATCCCAGTGTCGTGTGTCGTAAAAATGAACTTCTATTTCGTAACCAAACAACCCTAACATCAATCGTAGTCCAGCATGGTCAGTTTGGGAAGTTAAATTAAAGTCAACAGTAATTATAGTATTTGTCTTATATCCATTAAATTCTACTGCCTTGTAGATTGACAACAGACTGTGCTTACACCAAAGAGTTTTCCAACGATGACTCCAAGGATTTGAAATAGAAAAATTAAAATTAATCATTCTTCGTCAGGCAGTTGATTCATGAATACTTCAAGTTGATCAATCATTTGTTGACAACCTACTTTGGTCATGATAATTTCAGACATGCCCATACTAAACGCAACTCGGTTATTGTCTGTCACACCAATACGATAGAAAATTTTAGCAGGCTTTTCTGGCTCAGGAGGCGCAACATAAGGGATATCAGGCACTGCCTTAGGTTCTGGAAACTTAACCACGTTAGAATACTCTTTCTTTTTAAACCAATCAAACATTAAAGGCTCCATGTTAAAATAACGAGCAACTGGCGGGCACCAAAGTGGTACACTAAGAGCTAGTACAAATCCTAGTGTGGCAATTTCTGGACGGGCAACTTGCGTAAAAGCAAGATACATGCCAATCCAGAAATATACAAAGCCTGTCCAGAATAGATAGTATCCGCTACTACGTCCGAACAGTTTCATATTACTTGTTAATCATCAAGCCAGTCATGTTGCTTGGCACAACAATAGTCTGAACTTTACCGTTCTTAATACCTTCAGAGATGTTCATCATAGCCTGTGCTTGCATGTAGGCAATACTCTGAGCACCTTGATTGCTCAATGCCTGCATACGTTCTGCTTCCATCTTGGCAGTACGAACTTCAACTTCTTTCTGTTTCAATTCGTTTTTAGCACGAACCAATGCGTTAGCACTTTCAACAACTGAGTCAGCTGGCACAATGTTACGGATCAAGACTTGACCAACGACCAAACTGCCATCTAGCTTTTCATCAGCGAGTGACTTTTGGATCTGCTCTTTAATAGCCTGTTCCATTTGTTGACGATTGTCTGCCATGTCCAATGCTTCGTACTTACGTGCTTCTTTGTAGATAGCATTGCGAGTAGTTTGAACAATGTAGTTATACATCAAGTAGATGTCGCCATTGTGGCGGGCATGGAATGCCTGACTCTTTGTGCTGTAAAGTTCAGCAACCTGCGCCTGGTTAATGTTATAGATAACCACAGCATCAAAGTCTTTCATTGTGCTGTTATCTTTAGCCACAGGAGTCATGTCTTCCAATTTGACATTAACATCTTTGATTGGGAATGTGAGCACGTCACCAATCAAGACCTGATTGAAAGAACCTGGCAATAGTTCGCCACTTTGGACTTGTTTGTCAAAGCCAACACGAACACCAACCTCACCAGTTTCAATACGAGTACAACCCGTTGCCAAAACTGCGGCGGCAAGAATAGAGAGAGTAAAAATACGTTTCATTTTAAATAATACCTTGTGAAAAAAGAAAGAAGCAAACAGCAAACCCCAAAGCAAAATACAGTGGGCGCAACCAACGATCATCAATCATATAAATCCTTAAAAAAGAATTACGATTACAGTCATTGCTAGCACGGCTAGCAATGCGACAATTATACTATACGATACAGACTTTGTCAAGGTCCAACGTTCCTTGCCTTCCAAATTCCTCCAGGTAGTGATACCCAAATGGATCAGGACGGCAAGGATAGCAAAGGCTAACCAAAGTCTAATCATTGTGTTACCTTAAGAGCGGCTTCAACTGCGGCCTTAACTGCGGCATCCAGTTGCTCTTGTGTGTAGGCTTCATCTTGAACAGGTGCTTTGAAAGCATCGTCTGGATGTACACCCAACTCACCAATAACTTCGTATCGGCAAGCACGACCCTTGCTAAAGTCATAGTCAGTGGGAATACTAACAACATCTGCAGGATTGATTTTAACAATCACAGTGCGGTCGCCACCAAAACTATTCAAGTACTCTTTGGAACAGAAGTGCAAACCAGAACTGCAAGTATTGTTGGCATTGTCGTCAACACTATGACGTTCCATTTCAACCACTTGACCAATACTGTTATCCATTGTACCAGTATGACAGTCTTTATAATCCTTACGAACTTTCTTATAAGCAAGGAAGTGACCATCGCTGGTAATTGGCAAGTTGTTCTTTTCCAAGAAACCATACAGTTCATTTACTGAACGGTAACTAGGGTTCTTCATCAAATTTTCCATAAAGTTGACTAGAGGTTCCACTGGGAAACCATCTTGCAACATTTGGATCATACGAGTTGCCAAAGCATTATGAAACGCTTTGCCTTTCCAAAACAACTGTTCTCCTTGGACTTCAACGTTACCTTTGCCGTACTCTAGTACAACCTTTTTAGGTTCAATTGTGTCTTTAACTGTTTCCCAGTCATTAGCTTTAATTGCATCAACTACCTTTTGGTAAGTGATATGTGTCTTGCTGATAGTGTGCGGCTTGTTGTCAATTACCACAACAACATTATTGCCTTGAATCAAATACGGATAGCTCATTTTAAACACCTTTCTGTGCGTCGATTAAATTAACATACTCTGCGATTTCTTTGTTAGGAGCACTACGTAGGTATTGCAACAACGGGTAACGTTTGCTGATAACAGAGCATTCATCAACAAACTTCTGCACAAAAGCAGTTGGGTTAAAAGCTACACCTTTGGCGTAACGATCACACAAACGCTTCAAACTGACTTCACTGTAACGGATCTTTTCATAATCTTTAAATTGTGTTACCAATTTCAAGTATGGACTATTTTTAGTTACCACATCGGTCACTATGCTTTCATTGTAACTGATAAGATGGAAACTGTCAATAGCATTTAACACCAAACTCATCAAAAGTTTTTTATCAACTTTTGCCAAAACATTGCTAAGATGTTGTTCAATGTTAACCCAATTTTTTTGAGTCTTAATCCATTCGATATCACTTTTACGAACACCGTAAATATCAGTTTCAGTTAGTCCACTGATACCACATTGGCTAAGATCCTTTTGAAATTCTTTGACGTCAAAAGAATATGTGCTAAACGAACTTTGTACATTGAATCCACTAAGTGGCAAGTAGTAGTAAGTTTTAGTGGAATCAAAACTATCAGCCTTGCCAGCGTCACGCCATACCATTTCTTTCTGGCTATAGTATCCACCACGACCACGTTCTTCCAAACGCATGATAGTGACGTTACGGCCACCTGCACTACTTTGAGCACGTTCCTTTTCCATCAATTCACTGGCAAACATCACGCTAGGCGGATTGCGAACTGCCTTAAGGAACTCATCAAACTTAGCAGGCTTGTCCTTGTTTGCCTTGTTCAAAACATACACAGTTTGATAATGCGGGGTAGTCTTATCAAATGTAGCATTGTTCCAATGAAACTTAGCACGAGCACTTGCACCAACTTTGGTATCATTTTTAATAAAGGTAACACCTTCACGCAAAATAATAGTCCATGCTTGATAAACTGGAGCATTAGCCACATGAACATTTTCAGCTTTCAAGTTGCTCACAGCCTTTTTACCAGACTGTTTGTCAAATGCCATAATGTCAATGTTATAGAGTTCCGCCAATTCTTTAACTGGCATAGTCCAATTTTTAGCACGGATGTAGTAACTGCTAGTACCTGCATCAATCAAATCAAAGTTCGTATCTGCAACATACTTTTTAACAGCTTCAGTCCAAAGATTGTTTTCTTTCTTCTTCAAAAGGAAGAAAGTCTTTTCCCAATCATTAGTAATAGCACTTGCTTCACCAGACAATACTTCAGCCAATGCCAAATTAACAGCTTCCAGTTTGGCCTTGATAGCGTTGACAGTTTGTGGAATGTAGCTCAAGCCTTCACGTGACGCCTGGAAATCCAATTCGCCAATAGTAAAATGCAATTCCAAACCACAGTTAAGCATGGCAAAGATATCTTTATCATTGCGTTCTGCTTGTGGAATGTCAATTGGGTAAGCAATGTTACCCATGATTGCTTTACTTTGTCGTGTGTCTTTATAGCTGTGTACACCAGGAATAATATCCTTACGGTCATATTCAATCACTGGAATAGTAAAATCAGCATTGCCACTGATCACAGGTTGCAATTTAAAATACTGATATACAGTACGTGCTTCGCTACGGAATTTGTCAAAGTCCCAACGGTCATTGACTGAGAACTTAACCTCAACACCTGCTGGCTCGTCAGTTTCTTCTTCGCCCATCTTAGCAATACTAGGCACACCAGTTTCGTTGATAAATGCAGTGTAGATACCTTTACGACCGTCTTTGATTGCGGTTACTGTAAAGTTATCAGTGTAAGAAAAAGGAGACTTAGAACCAAGACCCAACGCACCAATAAAGTCGTTGCTATTGGTCTTAGTAGATTCAAAATAGGTAGTATAGATATTAGTAACTTGTTCATGGCTCAGTCCTGTTCCGTAGTCGCGAATAGCAAACCAAGGTTCCAAAGCGTTTGGAAGATGCACATCAAACGGAGTATCGCTACGTCCTGCCGCCACATGGCTGTCCACTGCGTTACATGAAAGTTCACGAACGATAGCACGGATCTTATTAGCATACAAGCCAGAGCTCAAAATACTAAATGCCTTAGCACTGTTGCGAATACGGAATTCACCAATTTGTCCAACATTGCTCAAAATAGCTTCGTTGTTTGGCGCAAGATTAAGTAACATGACTAGCCCTTTCTGTTAGTGTATGTGTAAATTATACAGGTAAAACCAGATAAAGTCAATATCTGATTTTACCAAAATGCAGTATTTTATTGGTTTTGGAGACGTTCGATTTCGTTGGCCGCTTCTTCTAACAGATCTGCAATTCGATCTGGAGCGCCTTCTTGAACACTTTTGCGATCTTTGATTTGCCTACGTATTTCTGCTCGCTTGCGTAAACGGAACACCAGGCTCTGTTCCGCAACGGGCAAATTACTTTCATCTTTCATAGTCCAAACTCCATTCCAAATAAGCAATAAATTTCAAACCATTTGGAAGGAGGATTTTCAATCCAATAAGGATTAACACGAAATGTTATTTCCCAATCTCTAGAAAATTGAAAATGCCTCGTTCCAAATCTAATATTAAACCACAAGTTACTCATGCCAATTGTTCCCTTACCCAGGCTAGTCGAGCTTGCTCGTCCATAGCAGTGTATTCAACAATGTTAGCACGGATAGCATCCACGAGTGGATAGTATTCTTCGTCAAGATTGTGCTTGATGTCATTTTGCAAGTTCACCAATTTGTCTGTGCGCGGATTTCGGGCAACCCACTTTGAAGTCAAATAGTAAGGGCTCTTGATTTTGGCACTTACACCATCGTCAGTATAGAATACATAACCTTCATGCTTACATTCCTTAGCCAACTGTTGTAAACGTGCCATATTGGTCATTATGCTTTCTGGCACAAAACAATCTAACACACGACTCATTTCCATTAACATGAACGGATCATGTTCTACAGGAGTGTGCCATTTATTTTCACGATAGCCTAGGACATACATACCTTCCTTTTCAGGAACAATGTGTGGGTCGTTACGATGAACGCACTCAAACATAAATGTATAACCTGCCCAACGTGAGCACAAGTCTAAGTACTTTGCTTCGTCAATCAGTTCACGTGCCATGTTTACATAGTCGCTGTCTGTGCTACCAGTAGTACTCACTAACAGTTTGCCGTTATGCAATGTACAAGCAACCATAAAACCGTTAACCTTGCGGAAAGCAGTTACCTTAGTATCTGGAGCAAGCACTGGTGCTTCCTTTTCAATACCATAGTTGTAGATCTTTGTGAATGGATAAGCAACCAAGTTGAAATCCTTGTCCACAATAGAGCCACGACATTCAGCAATGTATTCGTTCCACAAGT